TGAGTTGATAGTTGTTCCCAGTGCTGATCGCACCGAGTCGTGTGATTGCCAATTTTCCCATAAGTATGCTCTGCATAATGCGAATCCGGATCATAGCCTTCGAAACGCAGGTTTTGAAATCTAGTTCCATCATCTATCTTAACTACTGTCATTGTAAGGGGTTGAATTATCTGTGCGTTATTCTGAATAAATTTATAAGTATCTGTTCTATCTAATTCATTAAGTTCTTCATTCTTTACTATATAGTGGTAACCTGTTGTATCTGCTGCTACATAATCTGAAATAACTACTTGATTTCCTGAATCCCACACGTCAATTGAGCTGGGAACGTCTCCTTCTTCTTTAACTTGACTATCGAATACATAATAGAAATTATCTGCCATATTGAAATCAACACCGGGGTTTATTGTCATTGAAAATGTTGTAAGTTTTGGTGTGGGACATGGTTTCTGATTGTATGGTAGGGGAGTGTAACAATGAAGTTGGAGGGGAGCCATGTATACTGTTGGTGTGTAACTGGTTGGAAGGCCATCTGTGTAAATGTTATCTGTAGCTTGTGTAATCCTAAAACCGGCACCCATAAGATCGTTAGGGGCATAATCATCTCCTGTAATTGGTACTGTTGGGGTAAGGGACATGAAGGGGGTTGCAACATAAATTTCTGGTTCTTCTGACGGGGACCATTCGAATGTAACTCCTCTCTTATCAAATCCAAGTTCTATATTATATCTAACACTAGCCATAAGGGGAAGTGGACAAGTCAGTTTATATACATTAATTGCCGAAAAGTGCTTAAATTTCTTCATATATGAAACTATTCTATTGTTGTAGGAACCTCTATACTGTTTACTCTCTGTAGGATTGACTAATTTCCAACAATTTAGATGCTTAGGGAGGGGATATGACATAAGGTAATCTACTTCGGGAAGACTAAGTTTATCTTTATCTGTAAGGTGAATAACATCGACTAATCCGGAAGGGGTCATTTCTGAGGTAACTATACGATTTTGAGTTCTACCGGGAACGGGGAATGACTTTTCAATTGCTGTTGTGGATAGTTGATTTGAATTATCGAATACTGAATAAAATTTACTCTCTATCTTGGATGGTTTGTTAATATCTATTTTGGTACGTTGAGTCGTTGCATGGGTTTCTCCTGAATCCATCTGATTAATTTCAAATTTTGCACAGGAACAGGTATGGTGACAACGCCATAGTTGATCGCGGGACGAAACACAAACACATTGATCTACAAACTTGTTACAGCCCTCACAGAAGGTTTCACATTTACATTTACAATGTGACTTATAGTAGTCACATTTCTCACACTTTGCTGACGAATCTGGTTCACTATCACTATCACTATCCTCTATACAAGGACCATCATTCTCATCTTCAGCACACGTACATTGATTAACATGAAGGAAACAATTATCACAAAACTCATAATCACACTCACATTCTGCGGGACAATAAATAATTTCATCTACACATATGGTACTGCCATCGGAATCTTCGCAAAATTTGGGTTCTTTATAGTCGGGGAGGGCAATGAATGAGGCGGTGGATTGTTTAAGCAAACTAAGGGAGGATCCATCTCCATTTCTAATTTCAAGAATTTGACCGTTGGCAACTGCGAAAAGTGGATCGATACTCTGATATACATTGAATTCATTGACTTCATATTGACTAACTAATCTACCATCTACTCTAATCGAATTTTCGGTGCAACAAATTTTCTCATCATAATATCTATCGTGGGGGACTGCTGCGCTGTAATCGGGGACAACTAAATGACCGCAGCATTTATCAAGACAAGTACAAACTACTCTAAACGCTCCTCCTTCGTCGGGAATTTTGTAACTATTGAATTGGGTGGTTGGTACAACCTGGTTGTGGTAAGAACTATTGTTCGCGCCCATAACTTTTAATACATTCTAAAGACAGCTAACTGAAATTTTGGGATATTTATCGAAAAAGTGAATATCCATATTGGAAGCAATATAAAATCTATTTCTAATTCGTTTACATCACTGTCTTACCCATAGCCATGCTATGGACTTCTTCATTGGCATCAATCCAATTAGTGACACAACCGATTAAATGATGTTTAAGATCTTCATCACTGCAAATTCTATTTTCTATTGTTGATTTAAAATATTTAAAATACGTATAACCATGCCTAGCTGACTCATGTGCTGCGTTCTTAATTTGATCTTTAATGGTCGTGAAATCTGTTGTTAAAGCATGTGAATAATTAAATTGTTGTTCTATGCTATCTGTATCTATCGGTGCCAAATAATAATTACCGTATTGCGCTTTAATGAAATTTCTCTTTAAAAATGTTACTTCGTGAATCTTACGGGCATCTTTATCTAATCCATCTTTCTGAGCGGTTGTGTAATCTTGACCTAATTCTCTCATAATTTTAGCTACATTTGTAAAAGAATAATTAGTGATACATTCATTACTACAAAATAGGACATCATCACCAAAACACGTAAATCCGATATTTTCGTCAAAACTGCTGAGGGCGGTTTTTCCTGTTATGATCCTATAGCAATACCAATGATACATGAAATTAACTAAACAATTAACAAGTGTGGTCATGGGATTTCCTGAAGGGTTCCCATGCGTAATTAGATACATACTCTTATAAGCTACTGTTGGTGTTCTAATAAATTCATCCCACATAACATGACACATAGTTCTAATTTCATCTCGTTCTTTTCCTACTAATTTATGGCAAATGGTGTTGATGACAACTACTCCTGCTGCTTCCATGAAATCGCTTCTTAATCTACCATCGAAGGAACCAAAGTCTGCATCGGAAAAATCACTACCTTTCTTAAGCATCGATTCTGCCAAGAAAGTCCACTCAGGACCTGTACAATCAATACCTACTGAATGAAACAAACGGGATTTAATCCAGGCATTGAGCATTTTGCCAAACAATCTACGAGCAATGATGGTGGTATCAAGGGGACCTGCCATAAATAATCTAGTTTTTCCTACTTCTACTTTTTCTAAAGGACGGGTCTCATCTTTTAAGCAACATTTCCAAGGGGATAGAGTTCTAATTCCCAATTTAGCTAAATCCCATTTCTGATCAATTAAGTCTTGAGCCATTTTCCCGTGGGCGGTGGAAGTATCTATATCATAATAATATTTCTTTGTGACAGGGTCTTCTCTACG